AACCGCAATGGATACCCAACACGACTCTTAGAAGCCTATACAGACCAAGTATGCCCTTGGAAAGATTTTGTGGCTGTCTACGTTGGCGATGAGGCTAATGTGCCTATGTATCCTAAACGGATTGATCTCTAATGAAGTTTGACACTAAGAAGTTTTACCAGTTTTGCCGCAACCTAAAGATTGAATCTAAAGAACAAGGCATGATTACCTTGGGGCAAACCCTGCTAGGTACGCAGACCTATGTGATTGATGAGGTAGCCAAGGGCTTAGAAGACAACATTCATTTCTTTATTGTGCTTAAAGGCAGGCAGTTAGGTATCACCACTATCAGCCTAGCAATGGATTTGTATTGGCACTTCCTAAACCCAGGTATGCAAGGAACGCTTACAACCGATACGGAGGAAAACCGTGAACAGTTTAGAAGCACCCTACAGATGTACATGGACGGACTACCAAAGGAATACAAGATTCCTCTCATGTCCCACAACAGAAACCAGATGGTTCTCAAAAACCGATCAAGGATGTTCTACCAAGTCGCAGGCACAAGATCAAAAGGCACATTGGGACGCGGTAAAGGTATCACTTTCTTGCACGGCACTGAGACTTCTTCTTGGGGTGACGAAGAAGGACTCGCCTCTCTTCTCGCCTCCCTCGCAGAAACAAACCCCCTCAGATACTATATGTTTGAATCCACCGCCCGTGGGTTCAATATGTTCCATGATATGTGGGTAACAGCCAAGAGAGCGCGTACCCAAAAGGCCATATTCTGTGGCTGGTGGCGCAATCAACTCTACGCTGCTGACGCAAACTCAGATGTATACCGCGTCTACTGGGACGGAAAACTCTCAGCAGAAGAAAAAGAATGGACGCGAGAGATCAAAAAGATTTACAACTACGAGATTAATAGCCGCCAGATGGCTTGGTGGCGCTGGAAACTGCACGAAGGACTCAAAGACGAAGGCTTAATGTACCAAGAGTTTCCTCCCACGGAGGATTACGCCTTTGTGATGACTGGCTCATCATTCTTTTCTACCAGCAGATGTACTGATGCTATGAAAGTAGCCAAATCTATAGACGCAAACTATTACCGTTTCTCTATGGGGGCAAACTTTCAGGATACTGAGTTACTACAGTCTACCGCACGGCTTGCCACGATGACGATTTGGGAAGAGCCAATAGACTCTGCCTACTATGTGATCGGTGCTGACCCTGCCTATGGCTCATCTGATTGGGCTGACCGCTTTTGTGTGCAGGTCTACCGCTGCTACGCCGATGGGCTAGATCAGGTGGCTGAATTTTGCTCATCAGAACTTAATACTTACCAGTTTGCGTGGATTATTTGCTACTTGGCTGGCGCTTATAAGAACTCAACCCTAAACCTAGAAGTCAACGGGCCGGGGCAGGCAGTTATTAACGAGATGCGTAACCTTAAACGGCAGGCAACCGCTATGGGTGGCTCTGATGCGGCAAGCCTACACAACGTGCTAGCCAATATGCAGCACTACCTCTGGAGGAGGAATGACAACTTTGGTGGGGTGTCAAACAGTATTGGGTGGGTAACCACTCACTCCAGCAAAGAACGGATGCTCAATTACTTCAAGGATTACTTTGAGCGTGGTATGTGTAATGTGTATTGCATAGATTTACTAGATGAGATGAAAGGTATAGTACGTGACCAAGGGACGATTGCAGCGTATGGAAGGGGAAAAGATGATCGCGTTATTGCTTCAGCGCTGGCCTGTGCAGCCTATGCAGAGCAAGTCCAGCCAAGACTCATTGCCCAAAGACTTACCCGTGTCAAGAAAGAAGCCCAAGACACAGCCGCCACAAATCCTGAAGGAGAGCAGGTCAGGAAACAGGTCAATAACTACCTCAAGGCACTTGGCTTTTAGGTATGGATACGGTACTGACTAAGCAAGAGATTATTCGTAGGCTTGGGATCATGCGCTCTAAGCGCAAGCGTGGCTTTACCATGCGGATGTTTGCAGCCTTTGCCGCCATAGGCTACCGGCACATGGAGTCCATTACCCGTGACGGATCAAGCACCTTTACCGAACTAACCCAAAGAAAACTAAGTAAGGCACTTTTGGCCTTGGAAAAAGGCGAGGCTGGCCCAAGAATAGACATTTTGGGGCGTAAGTTTATCGACTTCCACCCCAAGCCTAAACCCGTTTTGAAGCGAGCAATGGGCATAGAAATGACCCCTTCTGGCATCAAAATAAAGGTGGGAATCACCAATAAATACGATTTTTCTAAACCGCGACTTGATGACGCATTGAAAAAAAGGGGCTAATATGGCAGTGATGAACGACTATAAGTGTCCGGCTCACGGGTACTTTGAATCGCGTGAAGCGGTATGTCCTCATGGGTGTACCGATGTACAAGTGGTTTTCTTGCAGCCTGTAGGTATGACAAGTGATCGTACCAAGGGTAGCGACAAGACCCTAAAACAACTTGCACTGGACTTTAAGATGAGCGATGTGAAGTCTGTTAAACATGGTGAGGCGCAACCGCCACGGTTTGCAAAGCCTGACAATCCATTTGCCCCACGATGGGGTTCTCCGGGTGATCTTGGCGGATTTAACTTGCGCTCTGTCGGAGGCGAAAACGTATCCGGCATTGGAGCAGTTAAAGAATCATCAAAACTTTCGGGGCCGCGTATTGGCAGTTACATTGCCGACCATCAAAACTTAAAAGTTGAAAAATGAGAATACCTACCGACCCATTAGAACGTGAAATGTTCTACATGGACATTATGCAAAAGTGCATGGTGTCTATGGAGTCCAGACGCACGGAATCAGAAGGCTTGCGATCCTACTACCTGTTTGGTTCAGGGCCAGAAGAAGCGCCAGCGCAATATAACAAAATCTTCCCGCACATAGATCAACTATCTGCGTTTATGTATGCAGCAGATTCTACACGCTTTTCAATCAACATTGGAGCAAGTGAGTCTGAAGATTATCAGCGCATGGTGCCTGTTTTAACCAAGGCGCTCTACGATTATTGGCTCAATAGCAACGCAGATCAAGTCTTTGGTCAAGCGCTTAACTGGTCATTTTGCTACAACACTACCTTTGTAAAACCAGTTTGGCGCAACGGCATCCATCCGTACATGGTGGAGCCTGCTGCCATTGGTGTGTTGCGAGAAGATGTGCCGTATACGGATCGGCAAGAAGCCATGATCCAGCGCTACTACATGACCAAGAGCGAATTGTTCTCAAGGCTTTGGTCGCATCCCAAGCGTGATGAATTGGTGCGCCGCATCACCTTCTCTCAGCAAGAAACGTCTGACAATGCTTCTGGCATGGATCGTGTGATTACGTCTGCAACCAATCCTACGATTTACGGAAACATTAACTTAAACCTCACTGGCGTAAACCGTTACGTTCCCATGATTGCCGAAGACACGGTGATGATGCACGAACTTTGGATTTACGATGATGAGATTGATGACTACCTATGCGTTACGATTGCTGACCCAAGCGTAGTGATCTTTGATCGCCCTGCCAAGATGATGTTCTTGGAAGGCGAAGTACCTTTTGTTCAGATTTCTCCTAACCCGCAATACGATTACTACTGGGGACAATCTGAAGTACAGCGCTTAATCTTCTTGCAAGACATGAGAAATAAGCGCACTACCCAGATCATGCAACTGTTGGATAAGCAGGTAGATCCACCCACCGTATTGCAAGGCTTTGGTGGCCTTTTAGATGAGAAAACCTTTGCCCTACGCCGTGCCGGTGGTCTATTGGCTAACGATATGCCCAATGGCAAGGTAGAACAGTTTGCTCCAGACATTCCAAATGACATATTCCGTGAGATTGCTGAGATTGATGCCATGTTTGCGGAGGCTTCAGGTATCGTTTCCGTTCTACAAGGCCGGGGTGAAAGTGGTGTTCGTAGTGCTGGACACGCCTCCCAACTGGCTAGACTCGGCTCTTCACGGGCTAAAAAGCGTGCTTTGGTCATTGAAAGCGCCTTGGAGAAACTGGCTACCCTCTATTTGAAGATGATGATGGTATATGATGATACCGTTTACATCGATGAAAAGGGTAATAAGTTTATAGCAAAACAGTTTACCGATGACTTTACGGTAAAAGTTGACGCTCACAGCAACAGTCCTATCTTCATGGAAGACCAGCGCGAGATGGCTTTCAGCCTTTATCAGGCTGGAACAATCAGCAAAGAGCGCTTGATCGAGATGATCGATCCTCCGATGAAGCAACAACTGCTTGAAGACCTGAAAAAGCAGACTCAAACTGTACAAACGCCTCAAAGCCCTGAGATTCCTCAAGGCCAAGAGCCAATCGCACCTCAACCGGGAGAGATAGATGGCGGCCCTGCCTAACCAACCAGAAGGAAACCTACGCAGCGGAGATCAACCTCGCGCTACCGAAACGTCCATCAAAGACACTGAGCGTGGCATGGGGAGAATCTCCTATACACGCCAAGCACAGCGTGGAGGATTCCCCAAAACTTCATACGGTACTCGTTACATGAGGAAATCATAAGTGGCGAAAATGCAGTCACGCCCTTTTTTTTGGTTGACACTATAGTTTGTCTCAATTGAAAATCCGCACATCATAGGAACAGGATCACTCATGGCTGTTTCAAGTAAAGAAATGCTGGATATGCTCAAGTCTGAGCAACCTCAACCAACGCCGCCTCCTAACGAGCAGGCTAGCCAAACTGCACCCATGCCTTCCCCAATGACTACGCCTGAGCCGCAGTCGGGCAACATGGAGCAAGCACGTTTGAACGTAATGATGGCGCTGGATATGATCCAAAACGCATTGCAAACCTTTGGTCTTCAGTCTGAAGAGGGTATGGCGCTTCAGGACGTTGTTGGAAAGATTACCGCTAAGTTTGGAGAGCGTGAGTCTGATACCCGTCAACTCATGCCAGCAGAGATAATGAATTTGATTCAAACCTTGCCGCAGGCCGGTGGTGCAACGCCTGAAGCAAGAGCAGTTGCAGCAGCACCAGCACCCGGAACTCAACAACCTCCATTACCCATTTAAGGAGAAGTAAATGGAACTCTTCAAACCACGTGGAAATTTGGCTCCACGCCGACCCACTGATAACACCCAACAGAACGGTCAAATCGTCAACACTCCGCGCTTTGCAGAGTTTGGCGGCTTAACCGCACCGAACAAAATCGGCCCCAAGAACAAAATGACTCTTGGTAAGCCGGGTGACGGTAAAAAAGTCATCTAATTGACAGAAAGGGGCTAACAAAATGTCATTAGAGAATCTATCCGTAGAAGCACAACAAGAGTTGGCAATGCTTGCAAAGACTTTGGCTGAAGACCCAAAGACGCGCAGATCATTTCTTCAACTTACAAAGCAGGTACGCCCGGACGTTCCAATCCCTGAGATTGAGATTGAAGAGCGTACTAACTCTGTCCTCCAGCAAGCCGAAGACCGTGTTAAGTCTCTTGAAGACAAACTACGGGCTAAGGAAGCACGGGAAGAGTTAATGAAACGCCGCGATACCCTGATCAAGAAGGGTCTTGTCGAGTCTGAGCAAGACATTAAGGACGTAGAGAAGATCATGGTTGAAAAAGGTATTGCCAATCACGAAACCGCTGCTGAATACCATTCGTGGATGAAGCAAGCGGCAGCGCCAACACCATCACAGTTTCCTCAGCCTGTAATGTCCAAGTTTAATACCAAGGACTTTATGAAGAATCCTGTTGGTGCGGCCCGTGACGCGGCTCATGCAGCATTAAGTGAATTTAGGAAAAATCCGAAGCCTATTGGCTTTTGATTTTATTGGTTTAGGGGCTTTTTTCTAGGAGATTAAAAATGCCTATTGGCGGAGGAATTATACCGGCCTCTGGGAGTCAACAATACACGGAACTTACTTATGTAACGCGCCGTGCGTTTATTCCCAAGATGGTCGTACAGATTTACAACTCTACGCCCCTCATGGCTGCATTGATCGCCAATAGTCAAACCGCTTCTGGCGGTGTGTCATCGGTGACGGTGCCCGTTCAGGGTTCACAGTTTGTTAACGCTCAGTGGTCGGATTATTCCGGTTCCTTTGCACAGCCTAGCGTTCAGCAAGGCGCGTACAACGCTGAGTTTAACCTCAAGTTGCTAGTGTCTCCTGTACCGTTCCTCGGTATGGAAGGTGCAGTGCAGCAAGACTACGCAATCATCCCCCTCATCGAGGCTCGCATGAATGACGCGACCAACGTGATGATGGATGCTATGGCTACCTCGCTGTACAACAACACCTCGGATACTCAACAGTTTACGGGCTTGCCCATCGCTGTTGACTCGTCTGGCACCTACGGTAACATTAGCCGTAGTGCTTATTCGTGGTGGGCTTCCAAAGAGTACGCTGCTGGTTCGGTTAACCCGACTCGTCAGAACGTACTTCAGTACATCTCTGGTACCGTCAAGAACTGTGCAGAAGTGCCGACATTCGGTGTCTGCGGGTTTGGTACTTGGACATTGCTGGCTCAGGACTACGTAGGCCAAGAGCAGTACATGATTACTCCGGGTTCCGGATTTGATGCTGATGCCAATGGCCCACAGGCTGCTTTCCGCGCCCTGATGGTTGCTGGCGTTCCTATCTATCCTGATCCGTACTGCCCAGAAGGTACTCTGTACCTATTGAACACGAACTATCTGTCCATGTATATCCATGAGCAGGCATCGTTTGCGTTCACTGGCTTTGAATCGACTCTGCCAAACTTCCAAATCGGTTATGTTGGCGCTGTCTTGATGATTGCCGAAATGGTAAGCACCAAGCCTAAGTCGATGACGAAGGTTACTGGCTACAACTCTCTGACACTGTAAAGGAGAAATAACCATGCCTTCATTAGCCCTTAATAAAATCCTGTTAGCAAGCGCTAACGCCAACAGCACGGCTGCATACTTCATTGCAGGCTCTACCGGCCTGACTTCTGGAGCATCGTCCGTGTTGGCTGCTGGTTCGTATGTTTTCTATCCAGTTGCAAACGTAGCCGTTCAGGTGAACAACTCATCTGCCGGTACTGGCTTTGCTAACGTGTTGGCTAACAACACCGGCGGTTTTATGATCGCTGACGGTACAAACGTGCGTATTACTAACCTTGGCAACCAACTTGCTACGTCTACCTATGTTATTGTTGGCAGCGAAGTCGCTGCTCCCGAAACATTCGGTAACGTATAAGGAGACACTATGGACGCAAATGCCGTAGGCCGTGAATACCCAGATGGTTTTGGGTACAAGCGCCTTGGTTTCTTGCAAGGCCAATCTATCGGCACTGCTGGAGACACTGTTGTTTCCGTTCAGGACGGCAATAAGTACATTGTGCGTCAAGTTACGCTAAGTAACTTTAGCGGCGCAGCAACCGGCGCTGACGTTGGGGTTCACACCTCAACGGCAGCAACCGGAACAGATGTTGCAGATACACAAACTTTGACGGGCGCTTCTAGCACCTCATCGTATGTGAACCTGACTTTATCTGCTGCGGCAAACGCCAATGTGTTTACTGCACCTGCTTTGTATTTTAACGTTAACGTGGCAGCATCCGGGATAACTTGTGATGTAGCCATTTACGGAGATATTGTCACACTATGAGCCAAAGTATCTTTGTAACCAACAAAGGGATTCCAGCAACCGGACGTTTTGAAAACACTGAATATGTTTTTGAAACTAATAAGGAGGTTGAAATCTCATTGGAGGCTGCAAAGCATATCTTTGGTTATGGCGATGATGATAAAGAGCAGTATTTTGTCAGGCTTGGCTGGATGAAAATGAACACAGACTTGCCTCGCGCAAAAGAGCGCTTGGCTGAGTTTTCGTTTTCTAACGAGCCTGCAAAGAAAGTCCACTTGTCAGCCCCGGTGGTGGAACGAGTAGCCGCACCAATGCCAAAGGTTGAAAAACCTGAAAGCAAAGGTGTGGCAAAAGTCCAGTTACAGTAATGGTAAAAAATGCCTACTTTAAACGAATACATCACCGAAACGCGGCGATTGCTGCATGACGTTAATGCTAATTTCTGGACAGATCAAGAACTAACAGATTACATTAACGATGCCAGAGGACACACGGTGCAAGACTCCGGGTGTCGTAGGGTATTGCAAACTTACACGTTGACTGTAGGCGATGAGACTGTCGATTTTGCTGACCTGACGCAAGGCAATAACACAATTGATATTCTTAATATCAACCTTTATTGGGGCGATAGTCGTTGGCCTATGTACTACATGGCTTGGACGGACTTTAACGCCCAATTACGTTTTTGGCAAAACTACAATGGCAGGCCCATAGGCTTTTCCATTTATGGTGCCAAAACAATTTACATAGGGCCAAAACCGGATCAAGCATATGAAATTGAATTGGATACAGTCGTTCTTCCAAGCCCTCTTGTCACTGGTGGGCAACCGGACACAGACATCCCAAGCCCGTACTACGAAGCAGTCGCGTACTACGCGGCAAGCAAAGCCAAGTACCAAGAGCAAAGTTACGGTGAATCGGAA